ACCCAACTTCGCTCCCGACTGTAACAATGTCTTTACAATGTTGCCCATCGGAGTTGGAACAATCTTCAACTTTCCGTATCCATCTGCACCATCCATCCACATTTCAGTGATAAGATGGGCCACACGGTCAAGGTTAATCGAAAGCTCTTCCGGATGGTCGAGCTCTCCCATAACTGATTGACCGCTACTTAACTTTTCTGTAATAGAATTTACAGCTCTGGCAATTTCACGAATAGGATAAACACGCTGATTTTGGTTTCTTACGTCACCCTGAATAAAGATCCCTTTCATGCAAAGATCTTTACCACCAGTCTTGTTATCTTCTTCTAGAAGTTGAACGTGTGCCTTGTCGAAGGACAGATACTCGTACAGTTTATTTGCCATGGCCATTATATTTCCTTACCTAGCGCCACTTGGTTTCTTAGATAGTGGAGACTTTGAGAATCCATCACCTGCAACCTTACCACCAGTAAACTTAGCAGTAGTGTCAGCCTTAACTGAAGAATTCTTTGGCTTAAGATTTACATTGTCTGTAGGTGTCTTATCTGCCGCTGTATCTCCATTGTATTTTCCATATTCGCCACCGGATCCACCGTTGCCACCAACCTTAGTTGGCTTTCCACCGTAGTCTTTACGTGCAGGAATATTTGTAAACGAAGACTTGTTTTGTTCAGCACCTAATGGTGAGTCCTTGCCAGTTCCGACTAATTTTGCTGTGCCACGTTGGCCAGTATCAGCAACTTTGTTTAGAAACTTAGTTTCTTCGTCGACTTTTTTGTCTTTGTTTTTATCTTTTGCTTGTGCAGCAACCTTAAGTTTTTCAGCCTTCTTCTTTTCAGAGATTCTAGCAACTACTTCGCCGACAACGTGTTCTTCGCCGCCGCCACCGAAATCAGGTGCTCCACCTGCATCGCCGAATTCATCACCGGCTGGTTCGACTTCGTCTTCGCCGCCGAATTCATCTGCCATGTCTGCGTGTTCTGGCTCTTGCATTTCATCGCCCATTAACTGGTCAAATTCTGCACGGAGTTCAGCAAGTTGTGTTTCTAGGTCTTCTACACGTTCTTCTGTAGTACCTTCGCCGCCTTCATCGTCGCCGAATTCATCATCACTATCTTCGTCGCCGTCTTCCTCACCGTCGTCTTCTTCAGCTTCACCGTCATTCTGGTGATCGCCATCGACTTCGTCTTGGTCGGCGCCAATTTCATCTGTGAAATCTTTGTTAGGCTCACCACCAACTTCATCTTCAGATTCATCAAGTTCGTCTTTCTTTTCTTCAACATCATCTTCTTCATCGACAATGCTTTCATAAATTACACGAGCTTTTTCTACAATGATTTGGTGGAGTAATTCTGATGCCTGATCTGAATCTTCGCTTAATAGCAGATCCAAAACCCTTTCAAGCTTTTTTTGTTGTGACATTCCTAATTTCTCCTAGGTTAAATTAATATATCCAATATACTATTTATTAGTATTATTTGTATTTAACTCGTAGAGGGAGATTGTAGGGAGATATGGCTATAAAAGATGCCATTAATTGATATTTTTGATTCGCAGTATTATTTAGCCTCGTTGTACACGAGATAAACTACTACTTTACATACCAGGTACTGCGCCCATTCCGCCACCTGAATCATCTGGCGCTGCACCGTACATGTCAGGAAGAAACTCTAGATGCTGAGCTTTTTCGTATTTTTCAACGTCACGAGATTTTCTTAACTTTTGAATATGGAGCATAGTTAACCGAGGGCGACGAGTATCATCCAGTTTAGCCTGACCTAGTTGATCATCGGCTGGATCATAAAACTCACATAATAATTCTTTTGCTCTCATATTCTTATTTATCTATTATTGGTTACCAAAGCCGCCTACTTCGGCATCTGTGGCACCAGTATCGCCCGGTGCTGCACCCTCTGATCCTTCCTCGCCTTCAGGTGCCATATCGTCGATACCCGAACTAGTAATGCCTATATCAGATAATCCTGATGGTGCAGAACCGCCAGCTTGCTGATCTGGGGCAAATGTCTTGGTTAAGCGACTACGCTCTTCTTTCCACATACGCTCATTTTCGGATATTTGTTCTTCTGACCAATGTAGATACGTCTTTAAGATATACCTCTTTGATACAAACGGAACATCCATTAATGCTGTAAACGTGTTAATACGTGCTGAATCAAGTTCAAGCTGACGATATTCAGAGAATGATTGTGGAGGTGTAAACTCTATTGCAAATAAACTATTATCAATGGTGATACCACGGAACTTTAAGAATAACTTAAATTCCATATCAATAGGTTCGATAATCTGTTTCTGATAACGTGCTACAACCTTAGAGAATCGGAACTCTTGGATAAATGCTGTACCAACTTTACCATCACTCATTGCTGCTGTTCCATCCTCCGGACCTGTCGGCAAGTACGAACTAGGAACTCCAAGAGCACGAAGCATCTTGTTATTAAAGTAACGCAAGTCATCAATATCGCCTAAGTTCTCACCACCTGGTAATACCTCGACTTTAGAACCACGGCCTTCGCTTGTTACAGCGAAGAAGTAATCTTCCAAGATAGACATAGGATTATATGTAGAGTCTACCACATTAGCGCCACCGCCAGTTCTACTTGGAATACGTTTTTGTTGCACTTCATAGCGAATACGCTCAAGATACTGCTGTGCCTTATTAGGAGGCATAGTACCTACATCGATAAAGAATACACGTCGTTCAGGCGCACGGTGTATGCGATAGATTAAAATAGCATCTTCTAGCAGCTCTTTCTGCTTATAAACCTTGTAAATTTGCTCTAGTATGCTAAGACCGAAGGGCCATGCCGCGTTCATGCCGTCTGTGAGCGACATTTGCACAATATGCTCAGCATCCACTGCTGTGGCGCCACCGTCTTGATAGTTAGCTGTACCTGCTCCGCCGTATCCGCCAGAAACATAATTCATATTGCCTTGCATAGGCGGCGAGAATACAATGCTGTTGGATCCAAATGCTTCGTTTGAAAGTTTGTTTAGTTGATTTGTACCAACCAGACTCTTCATATTAAGGTCGATATCCTTAATAAAATAACTTTCTATCTTCTTGCCATCACTTTCATTTACAATAACTTTTTCAACTTTAGCTGGATCAACCCAATAAAGTTTAAAGGATTCTGGATCGCGTAAGAAAAATTGATCACCATAAACTAATACAGAACGAAACATTCTCCATAGTCTACGATCGATTTTATTAAGTCTGCACCACTGTCCTAACGATTTTTCTAATATCTGAATTTCAGAGGGAGTAGGATCATCGTTAAATTTAATAACAAGTGGAAGCTTAGAGACTTCATCATTTTCTGTTCCGAAATCTGCAATAGTATCAATTGCTGCGCTAATTTCGTGATCGTAATTCATTTGATCATATACGGCATATCTCTGTAGACGATCGGGTGGACCAGAATATACTTCTGGGAGCCAGTTACTATACTTTGCTGTAGAAGCATAGGCAGACGTGCTGTCAACTGCTCGTTGTGCAACGGGTAAGACCGAATTAACGGGCTTAAAAAACTTTTTCCATGTCATATTATGCGTTCATCCTTGAGCTTCTAAGGATATCCTTATTTACTGATATTAAGCTGATTACATTCTGATTAAGCTGATCTAGCAGTGAACTTTGATAGCTGAGTGCAGTATTTATATTAGTCTCGGGGCTTGTCTTCTCTATTCCGGAGCCTGCTGCGGCGGCAGCTTCTTTAGGAACTGCTTGATCTCCACTTACATTCTGGTCTGCTGATACAGCTGAAGGACTATTCAATGTAGAAGACTTGGGTGTCGTCATATCACTCTTACCTGGTGCAGTTGGTGGTGGTAATGATATATTACCACCTAACGCATTTATTGCTCCAAATGCTAATGCTTTTATTGTATCAAGACTATTAACAGTTTCTACTATAGATTTTAAAGTATCTAATCCCTTAAAGGAGCCTAATGTATTTGATAACGTGCCTAAGTCAGTTGTAATTGTGCCTACAGATTTAGAAGCTGTCTCTAATCCTGGATTTAATAGAGAAAGTGCGAATGCTAATAATGATATGCCTGGTGCTGCCATTGCTGCACCATATCCGAATGCTATTAACGAAATTGCACTTATGCCTGTCAATGCACCTATGCCGGCTGCGATACCTATTAGATTATCTCCATTTATCTCAGATAACGGTTTTAGGCCATCAGCTAACATTTTTATACCTGGACCAGACGCTGCTCCAGAGAAGCCGAGTTCCAATATTGATGCTGCACTTCCGATGCTAAATGCATCTAGACCGGATGCTAGACCGACTAGGTTATTGCCGTTTATTTCAGATAATGGTTTTAAGCCATCGGCTAACATCTTTATTCCATTACCAGATTTCTCACCTGCATAGCCAAGTTCTAATATTGATACTGCACTTCCGATAGTAAAAGCATTTAAGCCCTGTGCTAATCCAGATAGTTTATCGCCATTTATTTCTGATAAAGGTTTTAGTCCATTTCCTAGTAACCATAGTCCGAGACCGGATTTCTCACCTGCGAAGCCAAGTTCCAATATTGATGCTGCACTTCCGATAGTAAATGCGTTTAAACCTTCTGCCAATCCTTTTAAATTAATACCGCTTATTAATGCAAGCGGTGCTAATCCATCAGCTAACATTTTTATTCCGTTACCAGATTTCTCACCTGCATAGCCAAGTTCTAATATCGATACTGCACTTCCGATAGTAAACGCTTTTAGACCCTCAGCTAAACCTTTTAGGTTGCTGCCACTTATTAATGCAAGCGGTGCTAATCCTTCGGCTAATATTTTTATGCCTAGTCCTGATTTCTCACCTGCGAAGCCAAGTTCTAATATCGATACTGCACTGCCAATAGTAAATGCCTTTAGGCCTTCGGCCAAACCTTTTAAGTTGCCGCCGCTTATTAAAGCAAGTGGTGCCAGTCCATCTGCTAGAAGCCATAGTCCAAGTCCGGATTTCTCACCTGCGAAGCCAAGTTCTAATATTGATACTGCACTCCCGATACTGAATGCTGCTAGACCAGCTGCTAGACCAGCTAGATTATTGCCATTTATTTCAGATAATGGTTTTAATCCAGATGCAAGAAGCCACAATCCATTGCCAGATTTCTCACCTGCGAAGCCAAGTTCTAATATTGATACTGCACTTCCGATACTGAATGCAGCTAAGCCAGCTGCTAACCCAGCCAAATTGTCGCCGTTTATTTCTGATAGAGGTTTTAAACCATCTGCTAGAAGCCATAATCCGAGACCTGACCTCTTACCAGCAAAGCCGAGTTCTAATATTGATACTGCACTTCCGATGCTGAATGCATTTAAACCTTTTGCTAGTCCAGCTAAATTATTACCAACTATTTCAGCCAGTGGTTTTAGTCCATTTGCTAAAAGTAATAATCCTTCTCCAGCTATCTCACCGGCAATACCAAGTAATCTTATTGACATTGCACTACCCATACCGAATGCATTTAAACCTTTTGATAATCCAGATAGATTGTCTCCATTTATTTCTGATAGTGGTTTTAATCCCTCGGCTAACATTTTTATTCCTGGCGCTGCATCAGCGGCCGCTGCGCCAAATTTCATTAAATCCAATTTACCATTAGCAGTTAGAACACCTAAACCTATTCCTAAATCTATTAATGATGATCCATCTATATCAGCTAACAATGTAAGACCTTCGCCTAGCATCTTTATTCCGGGTGCTGCCATAGATGCTGCGATACCAAATGCTGCTAATCCAAGAGATCCTAATAATAGTAATGGTGATGCAATAACGGCTGCTGTTCCTAGTGCTATAAGACCATACGAGATGCCAATCATATCCAATAAACTAACATCCTTAAATGCTTTCATACCTTCGGCTAACGACTTAAAGCTATCACCTAATAATCCTATTCCTGGGGCCGCAATTAATGCTGCTAAACCTATTGCTGTTAGACCGACAGATGCCACTAATAAGAAAGGTGTTGCAAATGCAAGTGAAACACCTAATGCAGCAATACCATATCCGATACCTACTAATCCCAAGAATCCTATAGCTGATAAATTTGTAATTGCTTCGCTTAATATTTTAAATGCGAAACTAACGCCTAATAATCCGGGCGTAGCTATTAATGCCGCTACACCAATTGCAATTAATCCTGCCGACCCAATTACCAAGAATGGTGATGCAAATCCAAGAGCGACCCCAAATAACGTTAAGGCGCCTCCTACTGCAAGTAAATCACCCGCACTAACTTCCATTAATGATTTAAGACCCCATGCTAATAATGCAATAGGTACTGCCGCGATTGCCGCAGCAACACCAAATGCTGCTAGAGGAATGGCAGCTAATAATAATGCAGGAGAAACAAGTAGTATTGATGCCGCTAAACCTGCAAGTCCTAGAGCAATACCTGCTATTTGCATGCCACTGATATCGCTCAGTCCTTTAAGGCCCCATGCTAATAAAGCAAGACCGGGTCCTGCTACCATTGATGCTGCACCTAATGCTACCAATCCTACCGACCCGATTAATAAGAATGGAGTAGCAAATGCCAGCCCGGCACCTAATGCCACTAACCCGGCAGAAATACCTATTATATCTAGTAAACCAATATCTTTTAGAGAATCAAGCCCATCACTGAGCATTGTAAATCCGGACCCTATGGCTTGTATTGCTCCACCTAATATCCATAATGCTGCACTGAATAATCCAATGCCGGCGGCTGCGAATGCCAATGGAACAAACATTGCATCTAATACAGGTGCAACTATTGCTAATATTACAGTTAATCCTAGAAGTGCTACACCGGCTTTTGCTAAAGATTCCCATTCTATAGTATTAAACTCGACTAGTGCCTTACTAAGAATCCATAATGATGCAGCAATCCCTGCCATTGCTAGTACACCTTTCAATACTTGAGTAGAACCAAATGCTTTTATTCCGTTTGCTATACCTTTTAATATATCAGTAACGGCTTTGCCGGCGCCTTTCGCTAAGTCTGCAATACCTTTGCCTAATGTGGATAATGCACTACTTGCTCCACCACCTGCGGCTTCAGCTGCACCACCTGCGGCGCCTTTCGCTGGGCCACCCACAACTCGAGCAGCAAGGTTTTTAAATCCATTTTTTAAACCACTTAAACCACCTAGTAATCCTTTAAAGACTGGTAATAATGCCGCACCAATAATGCCTACACCGATCCAAGCTGTTAAATCAAAGCTATCAGCAAGTCCGAAAGCACTTAATACTCCACCTATCTTTTCACCTAACCAATCTAATCCGTTTATAACCCACTCAATTGGTTTAATCAATAGGGTTAATGCGCCGGTTAATATATTCATCATTGTAGCAGTAGGGCCAAATGCTCTTTGTAGCAACGATATGAATTTTTCCCATGCATTTGTAAGACCTTTACTTGCAGCATTGCTCGCTTGTAGTCGCTTAATCTCTTCTTCTTTAAGAGGTTTAATAGCGTTGGCTTGTTTTTCTAATCCTACAATGAAATCTAATGCTGCACCTGCCTCAGCAACACCTGCCTGCTTTAGTAATGCTAATCGTTGCTTCTGCTGTGCAAATTCACCTTTGTGTGCTTCAACGTATGCTTTTAATTTCTGCGCTTGTTCTTCTGCTGGCATACCTTCGAGTGTTTTAGTGAAGGCTGTAAATTGTTGAGCAAAACCACCCATACCTACTTTCTGAAGATTCATAAATGTATCATTTAGTTGTTTAATAGGACTAGACATTAAGTTTAATATCTGTTGAGCGATGTTTTGATTCTTGAATGATCCTAAAAAGGTAGTCATTCCTTCTGCTGCTTGTGTGCCGACCTGCCCAGCATATATATTTGCTTCTGTCATTTCAGCAAGTGCTGTTGTCTGCTTTATGATTGTTTCGCGTGACTGGCCTGTTGCCATCGATAATCTAAATACATTCTTACCAAATTTCTGTAGACCATCATTTGTTTCTTCGGCTGTCTTATGGCTGACATCTGAAGTCTGTTGTTGTATGCTTAGATACTGTCCTAATAATTCTGCACTTTCTTTAGCAGAGAATCCAAATTGTGTTAAATTAGAACTTGCCATACCTACAGTTTTAGCAAATCTTCCAACACCAAAGGAATTTACCGCATTAGAATATGTTGTCATTGCGGCAGCAAGTTCTGTAAACCTAACACCAGTTTCTGCTGTAAGTTGACGCAATGATTGAAAACCATCTTTGGTTGCGCCCATACCACTTATAACATTTACACCAGCAGCAGTTAACTCATCAAATGTCTTCTTATTTTCAACAAATGTATCACCGATAAGCTTTGCGGCGCCAGCAAGACTAAGATCGAAAGAGATTCTTTTACCAAATACTTCTGCATTTTCTAATCGACGTTTCTTTTCTTTCTTATCTTCAAGCTCTTTCTCTTTATTACGCTTCTTTTCCTTGACATTCTCATCTTTTAAGTCTTTGGCCCAGTCTTCAAACGCATCCTTAACATCATTAACTTCTTTTGGAGTTAAACCAGAGCCTCCGGCAGCGGCAGTTTTAATGAGTTGAGCAAGAGCCTGTTTCTGTACAGATAAGCTTTGAGCAAGTATTCCTTTAACTGTTACCGCGGTATTTTCCGTTGCCCACGGCGGTAAACTCTCAATTTCTTCAGTGAGCGCACCTTTTGCGATGCCAGTTATAAAGACAGAATTATCAGCCATATGTTTCTTTGATTAAGTCCCGTGATAAATAAGATAAACAATGTTCGATACTATTTATCAAATATTTTAAAGAGGAAATTATGAAACAAGAAATTCGCCAAAACCCGTTGAAGGGGTACTTCAGACAATTTAAGTTATTTCTAAAACTACCTAGCGGAACATCATATTATGCGCCTGGTGCTATAACTTTTTCAGATAATGGAGAAGTAGGAATTATGCCCATGACTGGCAAAGATGAACTTATCTTAAAGAATCCAGATGCTCTATTAAACGGTGAAGCATTGCTAGAAGTTATTAGAAGCTGCACGCCGGCGGTAAGTGATCCGCGGATATTACTAACAAATGATATCGATGCGATTATCACAGCTATTAGATTTGCTACATATAATGATGCACTTGAGACAGAATTAACCTGCCCTGAATGTAGTCATAAGAATCTATATCCACTAGACTTGCAATATTCTATAGATAATATGTCTTTCTTAGATACAGAGTATGTTGTTAATATGGATAATGGATTAAGTATATTTGTTAAACCTTATGGTTTTCCAGAATTACTCAAAGGCCTACATGCCCAGTTTGAACAAAGCAAACTAACACGCGCTATCGAAAGTGAGAATATCACAGAAGATGCTAGACTAAAACTTTTTGCTACAGCATTTAAAGAACTATCTGTTATTACATACGAACTAATGGTTAATTCTGTATTAAAAGTTGTTGATGAAAGTAAGAAAATTAATGTGTCAGATAAGAATGATATTAAAGAATTCTTACAAAACATTGATAAGAAGAGTAGCGACAAGATTAGTGATTTAATTAAAGAAATAAATCAGATTGGTATTAAAAGAACATTTACTCCTCATTGTGAAAAATGTAATCACGAATGGGAAAGCGAGATTGATTTTAATCCAGTAAATTTTTCATAAGGTCCTTAATTTTTCTACCTGCTGAACAATTAGGTGACCTAATTCAATCATATGCTAAAGAATCATTATTACTAAGAGAACAAATAGCTGATATATGCTACTTTATGAAGGGCGGGATTGAATGGAATTCAGCATGGGGTATGAGCTTTCAAGATAGGGAGATTACAATTAAAGTTCTCAATAAGAGATTGAAAGAGCAGAACCCCGGTGGTAAGGAATATATGTAAGGAAAATATATGCAAAAAAAGACAGACACGCTAGAACTTGATATCCCGGTAGATGATATCGAGTGTTGGGAGCGTTATCCTAAACATCGATGGGTATACGACCTATCACGATTACTTGATGCTCAAAACATCAAGTGGAGTCCTTACGAGACAGACACTTTGCAAGATAAAGAAGTGAATATGTATTTTAATTCAAATAGAAATATTATATATGAAACTTCACATATCTATATTAATAAACCAGAAGGTGATCATATACTTACGGAAGTATATATCACCAAGGGTGAGATTAAGTTAACAAGACATATAGATAAGAGAACTCGTGTAGAAATTCAAGAGTTCATGGGAAATATCGAATTACGTGTCAATGCATTTGTATCTATGCATTTTCAGAAATTCACAGGAGTCATTACAGCAGAATCTATTGGCAACGATATTATGTCAATACGCCTACGTCCATATTCAGAACTTAGTATTAATGTCAGTCCTGATATTATTAAGCTCACAAAGCGCATATATAAGAAAACTGATATAACCTTAAGTGGTCTTACAGACCAAGTCATTCGCGAAACGAATACGTTATCTATTTAGTACTCATCAGAATAATATTGTTGCTTAAAATATGGGTCCACAGGACACCCATTATTTGCAGAATTACCGGATTGTCTTATAAGTTTATACGGTAGCATCTGTTCTGCTAATACGCATAATATATTATATTGCTTTTCAGAAATATCATCTTGTTTATGCACTCCCTCTAAGAGAGTCATTTCCCACATATTAATCTTCTTCTCAAAGAGTGCTCTACGTGCCTCATCAAGATCTATAGGTATCATATATTTCCTTTGTTATTAATGATCCATCACTTCGTGCCGTATCAGCAATAGATTAAATACCATCCGCTGTCGCGTCTGTATTTAATCTATTGCTCGAACTCACGTGTATTATAGAGACATAATGTAGATAAAGCAATATAACTGACGGAGGAGTCAGACCAAGGGTATCCAAAACCTGGATACTGGAATACCTGACGGTTTCGCAGACTGTTATATTGAAATATTTTGTAGTGTTGGATTGATTATGTCAACTACCGCTTCTTACAGCGTTTCTGAAGGGGTCTCTAGGACTCGACGCATTGCAACCACTTATAACCAATGATTACGCATCTGGGAGGGCATACCCGTTTCACGTGCCTCCCACAAACTTAAACTCAATCATCTTACTCACGACTCGGCCGCTTTCATATGATTTTGCCATTGCATATCCAACGGGCTTGGCTGTTGCGCCCTATTCTGAACGACACGCCGGCGAGAAATTAACTTGGCTCGCTAACCTTAACTATGATTTTCTAACGTTGATTTTTGATTTTGAAAAGATTTGGGTTTTATTGTGCTTGTGTAGTTTTGATTTATAAAACCTATACGCTG